AAGTTTTAAAGACAAATAAAAAAGGCCCGCCAGAAAGAACTGGCGAGCCAATGAGCGCAACCATGGCGCAGTTTTATGTGTGAGCGTAACCGTCCGGTTCAATCCCTATAACCATATCATTAGCTTTAATGATTAGGCTATCTGGCCAGCCGATTTCCGGTTGCGCCGTCTCCAGATATATGTGCAGGGGCATTTTGATATCATGGATTGCGTGTATGCGCTTTATTGCGTCGCGTTGTTGCTCAGTCATCATTTACACCGTTATTTTAACTTCAGCATATTTTACTATATCTTGCACGACGTCTCGAATTTCATCTTGATAGCTATCAAAATCAACTTCGGGCGTTGGCAAGGCGTCCGCGATATCGTCGGTATAATTTGCAATATCGAAATGCGTTTCCAGAAAATCATCTGCTCTATCGCCTAACCAATCATCCAGAGCGGGTTCCAACAAATCAAAAAGACCGCCGCGCAATTGCTCTTTAAGTTTTTGAGCATCGTAAAGCGCTTGTGTTAGGCGCTCGTTCTCTTCTTTCAGCTGCGCCACGGTTTGTTCTGCCACATTGGCGGCGCTCGTCCAGACGGGGTTATTTGCGTTTTCACTATTCATTTTATTGCCTCATAAAAAAGGGGCGGGATTGCCCCGCCCTCATATAAAACTATCTAAAACTTTATGTAAAGATATAAAAGTTTATGCGGCAATGCGTTGCCAGTCGCGGGTTGATAAATTCAAAAGCTTGCCGCCGCGCTGTTGCCACGTGTCGACATCATCCGGATCACATTTATTTGCAACCGCCGTAACCGCATTAACTAGCGTTGCGCGTGTCAGTGGCTTGCCGTGCTCATAACCGCTTTGCCCAATGGTTGCCATTAAACCATTTAAAACGTCAGTGTTTTCTTTTTTCGTCAGTTTTAAAACCGTTCCGACGCGTTCCGGAATTTCCGAAAACTCACCTTCAATGATGTCACCATGCGCGGCATTCATTTGATCTAAAACTTTATCGAACGTGTCGCGGCTCGCATATGCGCCCGTTAAATCGCGCAGTTTTAATTCAAGCGCCAAATTGTCCGCGTTTTTCGCCTCATTAGAAAGCAAACCATAATCTTCGCTATCACGCGCGCTTGTAATATGGCTAGAGCGGTTGCGGTTTTCGGTTTGCATCCCGTTCAAACAAGCAAGCGTCCAAATTGTTTGATAAACGGTAACCGCGCCCGCGCCAACTTCGCTATTTGACAAGCCAATACCATTGGCCATTTTATCCCCGACGGCGGCAAGGCCTTGCTGCACTAAACTTTTTAAACGCAAGTTTAAGCGCTTGTCAGTGACGTTAGCATTTACAACTTGCCATTGCGCTTCACTTTCCATCAATTGCGGCAAGCTTGCTTCCAACAAATTTAAATTGTCGAAAGTTTTAAACTTATCCGAAACAAAAGCACGGGCCTGCCCGCGTGTCTCTTCAACTTCTAAATATGTCCGGATCATGCGATTTAACGGTTCTTTTTGCCAACGCGCATTGATCAAGGCGTCATATTCCTGCGGATAACTGGCCTGCAACCGCCGCGCCGTTCTGGTGTCAATTTCCGCCGCCGCCGCTATTTGGCCGTGCGCGTGGTCATTAACGTCTAAAATGCGGGTTGGCTCGCCGCCGTTTTGTTCGATAATGATTTGCGGGTTACCGTCCGCATCGGTTGCTTTTTGCAATTGCGCCGTGCTGGTCACGAAGTCGCCTTGCTTGTCGTGCTGTTCTTTTACTTTGGCCATTAACGCGTATAGATCGCCTTTTTGATTTTCAATTTGCATTTTGTATTCCCTCATAAAAAACGGGGCAGGATTGCGCCCGCCCCGTATTCTCTTATATTTTCCCATATTATGCAAGGCAAAACTTTTTAAAAGTTTATTTGCCAATATCCCCCGCAACATGGTGCCGAATAACTGAACGCGGCGGCAGGCCAGAAACAAAGCGCTTTAGTTTTTCCCCGTCAGTTTCTAATTGCTCGCCTTGCGCGGTATCTTCCCACCATATGCGGCAGTTACCTTGCGCAGCATAACAACCGCCTTGCGCCGTATTATCCGCCGCCCTGCGTTTATTTGGACCATGCGCAGTAAACCCGATAATAAATTTACGGTTTAACATAGCGCAAAACGGCTCGCCGTCTCCACATTGAGCGCAAGATATGTCGCGGTATTCTGCGGGGCATCTCACAACGGTGCGTTTTTCGTTGGGGACATCATCCCGCGCATATTCAATTTCTAATTCAAACGAAAACCATTTTTTTCCCTGCCATTGCGCTTCACTGACAACGGTTACCGTAGGAACCGCGCCCGCAGCAATTGCGGCGTCTTGTAAATTGTCCGCGGAGTAATTGACAACGGTTTTACCTTTGGGGTGATCTATCCCGCGTTTTTGTTTGCGAAACCAATCAACCCAATCAAAATGCGTATAAGTGAACGCAACCCCTTTACGCGGTACAGCGTCAAGCAATGCGTCAAAATATTGCCAATCAATTTCTTTTGCGCCCTTGCCGCTATCGTTTAAAGCGCATGACGGCGGGCACGTTCCAAATTTATCCCCGTTGCCCGCTCTATAGGTAACGGCTATTCCTTTAGTTTTTTTTGCGCGTGATGTCTCTACAGTTCTAAGCATTGTCTTACCCCATATAAGATTTATCCCATATCTATAACAAAAGAAAACCCGCCATGCAAGCGGGTTTAACTTTTATTATTTTCTGCGACGGCGGGGCTTATTTGCGCGGCGGCTTAACTCATCAAAATCTGAACCATATAACAAGCGGCCAATCCAATTAAGCAAAAACATTTACACCGTCTCCCGTTTAGGCAACGGGTCAACCGCAGCATTGTTATACTTTGAAGCGGCCAACCAGTTTAATTGGGCACGGTTCAAAGCGCTAAACGCTTGCTCTAAAGCCTCGCAAACAATTTTCTGATGACCTACAGGCTCGCTGCGCGGCACCTTATCCCAAAAACTATCTAAATCCGGATCAGTCATTAGCCTGTCAAAAGCATGTATTTTTTCCATACACATCTGAATGTCTTCGAACATGTACCTGTTTATGTCTTTATAATTCATATTACCTCACTTTCTGGTGATAAGAGAATATGCGATTAAATAGGACATATCAAGTCGAAAACCTCATCCCATAGGAATTTCTTTTCGTGCGCTAACCGCGGCTCAGTTTTTAAACCGTCCGCCTTTAGGTCCATTGCTTGATCCGCATGATATAAAAATAGAAATGGGGCACTGTCGGGCTTGTTCTGTTTTTTAATCAAGGTCCAACAAGATGAATGCTTATGACGGACATGCCATGCAACTTGATGCGGGCTCAGGTTAACAGCGTTAGCCTTACAAAACTTTAATTCAACAAAGTGAAACTTTCCGCGCTCATCACAAATGAGAAGGTCAGGAATGCCTTGGCTTGCCCAGTTCTCAATCCGCGTGAGAATCAGCGTCCGTTTCGATCTCTTCGTAGCTGCCTTCAATTGCTGATACAGGCCCGCTTCCATCTTCGTCTGGGGTAATGTCAATTGCGCCATATGTTTGCTTCAATTCATCCAAAGCTTTTTGAACGTCTTCGCGGCTCATGCTATCAATGCTGCCGTGACGGATTTCAGACTTACTGACGTAGATATCGCCTTGCGCCTGACCCCGCCTATATTCAGCCTGCACTGCGGCACTGTACGCGCCGTTTTCAAGGGCTAGATCACGAATGCGCTGTAAGTCTCGCACGTGTCTTTGATAAGTGATGCCAAACTTCTCATCTAGCTCGTCACGATATTTTTTAATCGCGGCGCAAACGTGTGGACTGATATGGGGGTTTGTCATCTGAGACGCACGAACAGGAGCAGACTTTTTTGTATAGCCCGCTCGTTCTGCGGCTTCTGACATTGTGATGGTTCCATCGTTGGAAACCAGTTCTTTCACAAACTTCTCTTGCATACGGGTCAGAGGCGATTGCTCATGCAATCTCTTGCGGCCTCTCAATTCATCCGGATTTTGTTTAGTCCAACGCTTTCCGGTGGGTTTTTTCTTAACCCGTAACACCAAACCCTTCGGAATTGGGGGTGTTTTTGCCATTTTTAGCCTCGTTTATTTTGCTATAATTGTGTCATAACAAGGCTGAACTACTAAATCTAGCGTAAGAGTTTATAAGACATTCTAAGAAGGTATATAAGGTAACACCTTGAAAACAGAGGTGTTACCCAAAAAAGTTACCGAAAAACCCTTTCTTATTATATACATAGATACAAAGGTAACACCGTAACACCGGTAACACCCTTAAACGCAAAATTTATTTTTTTTATTTTTCTGGCTATATATATAGAAAGAGTTACCAAACCTTAATTAATGCTTTTGATATCGTCGATAACGTATAAGTCTTTGAACATGTCGTAGACTTGGTTGCTGCTATAGGCTTTCATATAAAAGCCCTTGCGTTTATCCAATTCAACATAGAACGTTTTCATTGGCCCTCTTCCCTCTCCACAGTGATTTCAAACTCATAAGTATCTTCCCCGCCGATACCGTGTTCTGGACCCCAGATGCGATCTTCTGCAACGATGCGCCGTGCTTCGTGTTCTGTGTCGGCTTCTTCGTAGAACACGTTTCTTTGCTCAACTACCACCCGCCATTTTTTCTGAGGCCATTGGGGTGCTTCTTCGGGATGATCTGTAATATCGTTGTAATTCATTCTAGTCTCCTCATAAAGAAGCCCAGTATGGGATATTATGGGAGTAACGTCAAGACAATAAAAAAGCCCGCGATTTGCGGGCTTAATTGTTATGCGTCAAGTCCTATACTTGAGTATAGTATTATCTTTTTAGCGAGGTCTGCGAGCCGCGGATCGTCGGCAGCGGTTGACCAGTCGATATCGTCTGGTTTTGGTTTAGATTTGAACATTGGT